ATCTATAGTTCTAAACGAACTCGCTTCGTTTGGGACTACGCTCGTTCGTTATATATAACTAATTAGATATATAACTGACTAAATGTCCTAAACCGCCAGAGTTATGCCGTTAATCTGATGGCGTTATTAGACCGCTTTATAGCCCCAACAGAGGGCGCAGGATTGCCTACACCGACAATGGAACCAGGGGTTCTTTTCCGTATAATGCGGATAGGCTATGTAGGCGCAAGTACAGACCCAGAGACTGCTGCAGAAAAGCCTGGGTACCCACGGACACGTCCCTGAAATACCGCAAGGTATAGACCAAACGCCCGTGGGATTTTGGAAGAATGGCTGAGAGGCTAAAGGTAACTCCTTGCTAAGGAGATGTCCTGACGAGGGACCGTAGGTTCGAATCCTACTTCTTCCGCAATTAACAGATGGGACAACTTAATGGGACGCAAGCCTGGGATTCAGAACATCCCCAAGAAGGAAGCACAGGAGAAGGTACTCAACCTCCTGGAGCAAGGCTCCACCATTACAGCGGCAATGTCAGCCGTAGGACGAAATGATGTAACTTTCCGCCAATGGGCGATGCAGGACCCTGACTTTAAGGAACGCTCCGAGAAAGCCCGCCTTACGGGTAAAGGGGTCAAGGCTGACCTGAAAGAACTCAAGGACATTTCTTTCCCTGACTTCTGTGAACAGTTCTTAGATTCTAAGTTGTTCCCTCACCAGTTGAACTGGCTGGACCTAATGGAGGGTGTGCCCCCAAGGTGGCAACCTGCAGGACTGACTTATGAACCAGGGGAGCCTGACCGTGTACTTATCAACGTGCCACCTGAGCACGCTAAGTCCACAACCATCACAACTAACTATGTAACTTACAAGATTGTGACTGACCCGAATACTCGTGTCATCATCGTCTCTAAGACTCAGGGTATGGCACGTAAGTTTCTGGGAGCCATTAAAACTAGACTCTCACACCCAGCCTATATGAAACTGCAAGTCGCCTTTGGTCCCAACGGTGGATATAAGGCTGATGCGACCCAGTGGTCGGCAGATATGATTTATCTAGGTACTGGTCGAGACTCAGGCGAGAAGGACCCTACGGTTCAAGCCCTAGGTCTTGGTTCTCAGATTTACGGTGCACGTGCTGACTTGATTATCGTCGATGACGCAGTGATGGGTGCCAACGCCCACGAGTGGGAAAAGCAGATGGAGTGGCTTCAGAAAGAAGTTATCACCCGTCTTGGTAGACACGGTAAGTTAATTATCGTCGGAACCAGAGTGGCACCAGTTGACTTGTACAAAATGCTTCGAGACCCAGGGCAGTGGTCGGGTGGAGTTTCTCCATTCACCTACTGTGCTATGCCAGCGGTTCTTGAGTTTGACGAAAAGCCAGAGAACTGGAAAACGTTGTGGGCGGAAACTGACCAACAAGAAAACGCAAAGGACGAACCTCTACCAAATGGAAACTACCCCAAGTGGGATGGACCCTCGCTCTTTAAGCGTCGCTCTCAGGTCTCTCCATCTGTATGGGCTATGGTCTACCAGCAGGAAGATGTCACCGAAGATGCAATCTTCTCACCGACCTGCGTTGCAGGTTCAGTCAATGGAATGCGTAAGCGTGGACCTCTTAAGCCAGGAACACCAGGACACCCAAACCACGTAGAAGGTGCATACACAGTCATAGGACTTGACCCTGCTATGGCAGGTGCTACAGGTGCAGTTGTTGCAACATACAACAAGGCTGATGGAAAGATTTACATTTTGGATTGCGTCAATATGACCGAGCCAACTCCGCAAAAGATTCAAGACCTCATTGAAGAATGGGTCGAAAAGTATCGCCCTCAGGAACTGCGTATCGAAATCAACGCACACCAGAAGGCATACGCGCTAGATGACAACCTACGCAACTTCCTTGCTCAGTATGGTTGCCAACTGAATTCACACTTTACAGGCAAGAACAAATGGGACACATCATTCGGTGTAGCGTCTATGGCATCGCTCTTCGGCAATACCAGAGACGGACGGTTCCAAGATAACAACCTGATTGAACTACCAAGCAACGAAGGCTCTGAAGGTCTTAAGACGCTAGTTCAAGAGTTGATTACTTGGAAGCCAGATACACGAAACCCCACTGACTGCGTAATGGCACTGTGGTTTGCAGTCATTCGCATCCGCGAACTTATGCAGCAGTCTACTCGGATTGGCAATTATGCCAACAACCGATGGGCAACTAGAGCACAACGTGCAGGGCGAGTCTCTATAAATCTTGACGAAGCAATCGCTGACCAGTGGTCAGAACAATACGGATAGGAAACTAATGGCATTATCTATGCAGCAGGTAGCAGCGAGAGTTGATTCTTTGCGCCACCTCAATGTGGAACGTGACGCACGTAACCTTGACGTACTCGCAGTCCGTAAGGGAAAGATTGCTGAAGTTTATCCTGACTTCTTTCCAGATGGCGTAGATGCCAACGTAGTTGCAAACTTTATCGACATTGTAGCCCGCGACCTTTCTGAGGTTATGGCTCCTCTCCCAGCAGTGAACTGCTCTGCAGCAAATGCTGTAAATGACCGCGCACGTAAGTTTGCGGATACTCGTACACGAATTGCTTCGAACTACTTCCAGCATTCAGACCTTGCAGTACAGATGTACTCAGGCGCTGACTGGTATATCACCTATGGTTTCCTCCCGTTCATTATTGAATTGGATGAAGAAAGCAAACTGCCACGTATCCGTATAGAAAACCCAGTGGGTGCTTACCCAGAGTTTGACCGCTATGGACGTTGCGTTGCATTTGCAAAGCGATACTCAATGACGTTAGGCGAACTCGTATCTCAGTTCCCTGAGTTTGAATCACAGTTGCTCGGACAACAAGGCTACAACCAGGATTTAACTGCTCAGGTTGAGTTAATTCGCTACTACGACAAAGACCAGTCAGTACTGTATATCCCAACAAAGAAGAATCTCGTACTCTCACAGGCTGCCAATCCAATTGGCAAGATGATGATTGTCGTTGCACGTAAGCCATCCATTGATGGAGAACTTCGTGGACAGTTCGACGACATTCTTGGTATCCAGTTACTACGCAATCGCTTCGCGTTGCTTGCTATGGAAGCAGCAGAGAAGTCTGTACAGGCTCCTATTGTTCTTCCTTCAGATGTTCAGGAACTTCAGTTGGGTGGAGATGCGGTTATCCGCACAAATAACCCAGCGGGTGTACGTCGTGTGGAACTTACTATCCCACAAGGTGCGTTTACTGAATCGCAATTACTGAATTCTGAACTCCGTGTTGGTGCTCGTTACCCTGAAGGACGTACAGGTAACATCGATGCATCAGTAGTTACAGGTCAAGGTGTCCAGGCTCTTATGGGAGCCTTCGATACACAGGTCAAATCAGCACAGGCTATCTTTGCTGCAGCACTTCGTGACGTAATTACTGTCTGTTTTGAAGTAGACGAGAAGATTTATCCAGCCGAAAAGACAATTCGCGGTGTGGATTCAGGTTCACCGTACGAGATTACGTACAAGCCTTCTAAGGATATCAAGAAAGATTACTCTGCTGATGTCCGATATGGAATGCTCGCAGGTCTTAACCCTGCACAGGGACTTATTTTTATGCTACAGGCTCTAGGTGGCGGTCTTATCTCTAAGGATATGGCTATGCGTGAACTTCCATTCACAGTAAACGTCACTCAAGAACTAGAAAAGATTGAAGTCGAGCAGATGCGTACAGCACTTCTCGGTTCATTGACTGCAATGACTCAAGCGATTCCACAAATGGCTGCTACAGGTGGGGACCCATCGGAACTCGTGAACAAAATTGCTGCGGTTATCAAGGCTCGTCAAAAGGGTACTGCCCTTGAGGACGCTATTGAAGCCACATTTGCTCCGCAGCAACCAGTTCCTCCTGCTGGGGCAGCACCTATGGTTGAGCAACCGTCCCCTGCTCCCGCCGCTTCTCCAGCAGGAGGCGCTCTTCCACCTGAAATGGGTGGCGGTGCACCTGCTGAACAGGGAGCACCAAGTATTCAGAGCCTTCTCTCTTCATTAAGTGGAGCAACAGGCGAAGGCAACGCATCAGTTCGTACAGTAACTCGTAGATAGCAGGAAGTAGGGGACAATGACAACGCTTGCTGCAATTCAGGGCGATGGATGGACCGTAATCGGTTGTGACTCACGAGCATCTGATGAAGATGGTCGCTATATGACAATCGCTACGCATAAGATTGTAGATAATCACGGAATCCTGATTGCAGGTTCTGGTGCTTCACGTGGTTCTAACATAATGCAGTTCGGTTGGAAACCACCTAAGCCTACAAAGAGCGAAGACTTAGATTTATTTATGACGCAGAAGTTTATCCCCGCTATGCGTAAAGCATTTATTGATGCAGGTTACGATATGAAAGAAGATGGGGATGCTGCTGCACAAGATTCAGAGTTTCTTATTAGCGTGCGTGGAGTTCTTTATCCTGTCTTTCAGGATTATTCTTGGGACCGCGATTCTCGCGGTATATATTTTTCAGGCAGTGGTGGCTCTGTTGCTCTTGGTGCCATTGAAGGTCTTGGTGTCTCTGACGTACGTACACCAGAAGAAGCAGAACGTTTAATTAGAAAAGCAATTGAGATTGCCTGTGAGTGGGATGTATACACAAGCGGTCCAATTATCACAATGATTCAATACGCATAATCTAGGAGGAACAATGGCAGGAAATCAGAACAGTGGCGGATTCCGTCCATCTGCTCCGCAGAATAACCCTGCAAATGTTTCAGCCACAGGCGGCGCAGGTCAATCTGGTCGTCAACCAGCACGATATATCTCTGGCGGTACATATGGTCAGGGTCAAGAATTAATGGCACAGCAACAAGGGGCACCGATGGCACAGGCACAGATGCCTACTACTGGTCGCCCTGAAGCAATGGCAAGCAACCTTCCGCAAGTAACACCAATTACTGCTCCTACTGAACGACCAGATGAGCCAGTAACTACAGGTATTGCTATGGGACCAGGAGCAGGACCTGAAGCACTTATGCTTCCAAGTGCAGGAGATACAAGCGAAGACAAGCAACGCTTGCTTTCATACCTTCCAGCATTGGAATCAGCAGCACTTAGCCCGAACTCCTCGCAAGCCTTCCGTAATTATGTGAGAGTTCTAAGGGCTAATCTTCAATGAGCGATAGAGAAATTGCACAACAAGTTTATCAAGACCGTCAGAAGTCGAAGAATCCTTCTGCGTTCGACACTATTGGTGCTTTCAATCAGTACCACAATGCAGGCGGAAACCCATCTTCTCTAACTCTTCCGTTAGATATGGGTCGCTCTGTACCACCAAGCAACCGTGCTGAGGCTATTGCTTCATACAATGCACAGAATAAGCCAGCACCTAAGCAGCCTAACCAACCAGGATTCTGGGGTAAGACATTTGCTGCTATGGAAACTGCATACAACTTTGCAACTCAGGCTGTATCTTTTGGTCTCACTCTCCCAGAGAAGTCTAACCCAATCTGGAACAGTGGCTTCAGTCTTGATGGTGTGAAGAAGGCTTGGGATGAGTCACATCAAATCTCTGCTGGTCAGTCAATTATGCGTGCAACTGCAGGCAATGCAGTAGACCAGTTCGAAAATACTTTTAGTGGTATTGCAAAGACAGTCAGCGGTGGTAAACTCACAGGTGCTGACAAGTTCTTACAGGACCATATCCTATTTGCTGCAAACGACTTTGATATCTTCAATAAGAATCAGCGTAAAGAAGCATTCGGTGACCAACTCGTAGGACGCAGTGCGTCATTTACTACTGACGTTATTGCACGATTTGTTATTGACCCAACTATTTTTGCTGGTAAAGCAGTCAAAGCATACAAGGGTATCTCTACTGTAGTCAAGGGCACAGAAGAACTCAAGGCTATTATGGCTGGAGAGCAGACTGGCTTTAAGGCTAACAAGGTTAAGGCTACATTCACATCGTTCCTTGAGAACACAGATGATATGACAGCATCTGATTTGTTCCGTGTCAAGGCTATCCGTGAATCATCTAACCCTGCTACATTCTCTGACTTACTTGGAGAAGCAAACAAGATTGCTGATAAGACTATCCGTCATCAAACTAAGGCTGACCTCATCTATATGGCTATGGGTGATGCAGGTGCTGCAGAACGCTTGATGGAAACTAACCGTCTACTTGCAGCCAAGGTTGCTGCACATATGGACGAAGTTGCAGAAGCAAAGTTTATGGGTGCTGGTCTTGATAAGGCTACCAACCAACTTACATTTGACCTGGTTAATAAGGGCACAGACCTTGAAAAGACACAGGAACTCATCACACAGTACAGCGATGAACTAGCACAGGTTCGCAAGAAACTAGACGCTGAGTCTATTCTTGACCCTACTCGTGTACCTAAGATGGATGCTATTGCAGCCCAGCGTCAGGCTATGTCTAATAGCCAGAAGTTTATTGACATTCGTGGTGGTGCAGCATCTATGCCAGTACGCGTAATGACTGGATTCTTCTACAAGCGTCCTAAAGGATGGATTGATTTCACTGATAATCAGTCAGTACAGACGATTGACAATATGCTCAACCGTGTACGTGGCGTATCAGAGAAACAAGCGTCTATCTATCAGGGCAAGATTGATGCATTCAACGATATCCTCAAGAACCCAAAGGGCACCGCTACACCTGAAGCATTAAAGACTGCAGCAGAAGGTAAGAAGTTCTACGAAGAAGCACTTAAGACAGCAACATTTACAGTGGCTCGCAAGGAAGAACTCTTCGGTAAGTACATCAATGCACTCGACCCAACCTCTCGTGCTAGCGCATATCAGGAGATTGAGTCAGAGATATTCAGTACTATCGCACGCCAGTATGGATTCAGCGATGATGCAGTTAAGAAGGCGTGGACAACCTTCTCTGATGGTAGAGCAAAGGCTCATAACCTTATACGTGAGCGTGCATATACAGGCTCCGCAGAGGCTGCAGAACTAGCAGGAAAGTCTAGTGCTATCAATGGACCTGAGGGTGTAGCACATATCTTCCCTATGCCATTGAATGAAACTCAATTGGTTAAGCAGTTACCTACCCTTGATATCGATACAATGTACAACGCATTGAATAAGTACACCCGTGCATCCCGTTTTGAAAAGGGTGGCAAGGTATACAAGACTACACAACGTGGTCGTGAAGTAGGTAGCGAACTTGTTGATGGTCTTGATTCGCTTATTAAGTTTGAAGTACTTGCTCGCGTAGGTTATCCAGTACGTAACGTATCTGAAGGATGGCTGCGTATTATGAATACCGTAGGTCCTATGGCTATTCTTAAGGCTGCAGGTCCAGGACTTGTATCTAATCGCTTCGTCGGTGCTACATATAAGCAAGTATTCAAGTGGAGTAACACTGTCAAACTGAATACAAAGCGTGCAGAACTTATGGCAGAGCGTGCAGTTTCTGACAATGTAGATGTCATCGATACTCAGATTGCTGAGATTGATGCAATGCTTGCTGGCAAGATGAAGATTACCGACAAGTACGGTATGGGTTTGAATGAAGTAGATGGCGTTAAGTATGAGGATGCACTAGGTGCAAGCCCAGAAGCAGCCGCTGCTATCACTGACCGCTTCATTAAGAATGCATCACGTATTGTAGATAGCCACTTTGGTGATACAAAGAATGCACTCAGCCGCGCATATGAAACCAATGGTGACTTCGTTGTTATCAATGGCTCTGATGCTAACTGGGTTGATGGTTATCTTCGTGTGATTAACCGCCAGGTTCGTGGCTCAAAGATTACTCAGCAGTTCCTTGAAGGTAAGTCAGTAGATGAAGTAGTCAACTGGATGCGCGGAACTGATGAAGGTCGCAAGGTTATGAAGGACCTAGCAATGGGTCGTGACTATGAGGCTATCGCTGAGGCTAACCTAAAGAACATTGAGTCTTTATTCCCAGCAGGTATTGCTGATGACCTTAAGAAGATTGCTGCTACACGTAGCATTAATGCTAAGGATATTGAGAAGGCATTCGGTACTAATACACTGACACGCCCTCAGATTAACGCAGCACAGATTAGTTCTGCTAACGGTACTAGCGCAGCATCGCAACTGATGTCTAATACTCTTGAGAAGTTCTATCACCTTATGGGTGAAGTCCCTGAATCAGCATTGGTCCGTCACCCATTGTTCGTGGACTTATACCGTAAGCGTATCGAAGCATCTGTTCGTCAGGCTATTGATACCTATCCAGGAGATACTATCCCTCCTGCATACCTACGTAAGATTGAAAATTCAGCACGTCAATGGGCACGAGCAGAGATGCGCCGTACTCTTTATGACACATCAGAGCGTGTAGATGCAGCACACACACTCAAGTATATCTTCCCGTTCTTCGGCGCATTCGCTGACGTTACGGAAAAGTGGGGACGTATTCTTGTTAATGACCCATCAGTCATTCGTAAACTGGAAACAGTCTACGATGCACCTGACCGTATGGGTATCGTCGAAGAGAAGGATGGAATTAAGTACATCAACTTCCCAGGCGAGTGGGCAAAGCGCCTAAGTTGGGGTAAAGTAGACCGACCAGTTGCTATCCCTAAGCCATCACTTAACCTCATCTTCCAAGGTGGAGCGTGGTGGAATCCAGGTGCAGGCTGGTTCGTACAGTTCGCAGCATCAAAGGTTCTCAAGGCTGTACCTGATTTAGAGAAGACTTCTCTTATCAAAGAGATTCTTCCTTACGGTCCAGATGGAACTGGCTGGAAAGACTTAGTTGTACAGAGTGCAGCAGCACGTAAGTTTATGGCTTTGTTTGACCCAGAAGACCCAATGCGTGCAAACCTCACAGTTACTATTGCTATGGAAGAGAACCATAAATACGATATGGGTCTTCGTGACACAGTACCTAGTGCAAAAGAAATTGACCAGAAGGTAAAGGGTATCCTCTCACTTGAGGTTGCTTCACGCCTTATTCTCCCATTCGCTACAAACACACGTTCTCCTTATCAGTTCTACATTGATGAGTATCAGCGTATGCGTAGCGAAGATGCAGCAAATGCAACAGAGAACTTCTGGAATACTTACGGCGAAGATTACTTCATCTTTACAACAAGCCGTTCAAAGAACAACACTGGTATCGGTGCAACTATTGAGGCTGATAAGGCAACAAGTCAGTTCGGTGATTTGATTGCCAAGCAACCTGACTATGGATGGTTCATCGTCGGTGATGCTAACAACGGTGCATTCTCATCTACCGTATACAAGAAGCAGCGCGAACAAGCAGTTGCTCCTGGTAGCACAAAGAAGATGCGTGAGTCTCAGGACCCATACGAGGCTATTGCTTCAACCAATACTGAAAAGGGTTGGATTGAATACAACAAGGGTATGGATTACATCGAATCACTACGCATCCAACGCGGTCTTAAGTCATTAACATCTAAGGGTGCAGAAGACCTTGCTGATATGAAGAAGCAATTCATTGCTGGACTAGAGCAAGAGA